CTTGGCCTGGTTTGGTGTAGCGGAGCCATTCTTCATGGCCTTGATTGCATCATAACGTAACCTACTGAACATCACGTTATCCTCAGAGACGACCACGTCTCCGCTATCCCATGGCAGTTTAGTATCAGCCACCTTCTCCCCCTTGTGCCGCTGCGGCATTGATTGCTGGACCAACTGCTGACTGCGCCATCTGCGCCTGTTGCTGCTGTTCCATCTGTTGCTGTTGCTCAGCCTTGACCTCTTCTTCAGGTCGTACTGCGTCTGGGAATCCTAGACCAGTCATTATGCGGTCAAGTATCACGTCGAGTTTAACTCTTCGGATACCTTCCTCACCGAACTGCTGTAGAATCTGCGCGGCCTGAACACCACGCCCCACATCTCGTTCGCGCGACAGAGCCTCTAACCCTGTTAGAATCGTTGCGTCAATACCTTCCGTATCCGGTGGGAACTCCCCACGGGTCTTCATGTTCTCCATGAGCAGGAAGGTACGACGTTCCAGCATTTCGAGAGAGAGTGCAGAGAACGTACCACCAAGGGTGGACTCTAGTTCCTGAATGTCTCGCTCTATCTCAGTCGCCGTAACCCGTTCAGCGTTGCGCTGCTGGGGACTAAGCAATAGGAATGTCCGAGAGATGCTCTCGGTTAGCCGTTGTATTGAATCTTGCGTTATCTGATAGCCAGTCTGGTTAGCGAACTGCTTAACCTCTACACTCTCAGGGTCACCGACCACGATGTCACCGTTGTTCATACGGCTTAGTCGGTTGCGTAGCCCGTTGGAGTTAGCACCTGGGCGTACCATTACGAAGTTCATAGCCGCCATGCCACTCTGCTCAAGTCCCTGCTTGGACAGGCTGTCGAGTGAGCGTAGGTCAGCGATAACTTCTTCTACCTTGGACCTACCGTAGTCCTCACCTGGGGTGGAACTCCACCGCAGGAACAGGAATGGTAGACTTTCGGCGGTATATGTAATCATGTCGCTAACGACCTGACCTTCGCTGGTCTCCTTGGACACCTCGTACACGCCATCACTAGCGAGTCGAATCCAAGTATACACTTCGATGTCATCATCATCTTTCGCGTCGGTCGAGTTAGGCGCAGCGACACTGCCTAAACTTTCTGGAAGGGTGGCCTTGTCCCACCGCTCTATTAAGACACACTCAAGCACAGTGCCACGATAGTCGCGGCGCCATACGAAGTTGTCCAAGCGGTGAACACGGATGCTGTTATCTTCGAGGAACTCCTCGGTACAGCTACCAGCCACTATTAATTGCTGCATGATGTCCAGGGTACGCGAGCGCCAGTTGGCTTTCTCAACTGCTCCCTGAATCAACCGCTCCATCTTGGCCAACTCTTGGTTGACCGCAGGAGGGACCTCAGCGTTTAACTCCAGTAGTTTCTGCGGCGATACGTCCAGGCGCAGGTGTGGTCTACCGGCAGGTATGAGGGCCATTGTCACGCGTGACGATAGGCCCACGACACCGGTAGCACCTGTGCTCTGGTATGGTTCGATTAGATGTGACTTGCCATCGTGCCCATCGAGGGGCATGAGGGGTGGGATAGTTAGCATGGCGTTGTGGCGCGCACGCTGTAGGAACTGCTCGCGATGTACCGTGAGCTTCTCGTAGCGCTCTTTCGCACCGACCATGTCTAGACTTCTCCTATTGGATTATGGACAGACCACCACGGGTGGTACCCTCACCGCGACCGGACACTAGTTGTGACCTGCCAGTGGCACCTACAATTCTACGCTTATTAGTAGAACCCGCAGAACCAGGCGCTTCCTGGTCTGTCTGCTTTGGTAACGGGTCTTGCTTAGCGGGTGCTGCGGCCTGACGATTGGCTTTCTTGTTCGCGAATATACCACCAACGACAGCAGCCATTACTTCTTACCTGCTATGGCTACGCCAGAGGAAGTACCACGGTCAGTACGTAGGTCAGTACGCCCTCGCCTAGCCATAATCTGTTGCTTCTGTTTAGCTGCCTGACTGAGCCCGCTGCTAGTGTTAGGGTCAATCTGTGTGTTCTCGTTCTCTGGCGCAGCGATTGGCTCCGCTACTCTCTCTTCCTTCTCTCCGCCTCCGAACAGTGTCGATAGGAATCCCATGCTTTATATCCTTCACTTCAAGTGTGTTGATGAAGTCCCCATGGGACTCCCAACCCATACGTTTAAGTATGGCTCGAAACTCCGGGTCATCATGTATCGCAATAATGTGTTGTGCTCCAGTGTCAGTCATGGCCTTAAAGCCATCGCGTAACACTGACCTGGTCAGCCACCTACCCTTCCAATCAGGGTGGCAGCATAGGTGTAACTCTAGTATCGGACCCTTGGACGACGCTACGTAAGTGAACCAGATGTACCCGATGGGCTCATCACTCCTCACTTCCAGAATTAAGGTGGCCATAAGCAGGTAACGAAGGGGCCACGTGAACGGATGCCACTGACTTATGTTGTCCTCCATCTGGGTCGAACACTTGCCCGTAAGGGTCATCTCCTCCAGTCGCAATGGACGTACTGTCACCCTTGTCATGCTCCGCCTCCGCCTGCCAGTTCGCTAACTGTTGTACCAATGCAACCTGCCCACTCATAAACGCAGCACGTCGTAACGCACCGTCATCCATGGCTCCCCATCCAGCACGTGTGTCTGGGTACTTTGGTTGCTTGTACTCGGCAATGAGTAACTCTATCAGGTCCTTTGAAAACCTAGGTATAACCTCTGTTTGTTCTTTAGTATCAGTCACTTGTTTCTCCTCCTATGCAGTAGGGTGCGCTAGGGTTCATAACCCCAATAGAAACAACGACTTAACCTTTTGGAAAAAACAGAGGCCCGAAGGCCTCCGATAGTCAAGTTACTCGCAGCTTCTCTCCCCTGTATCTGGGTTAATATAACAGGCCAATGGGTCTTCCATCTCGGGCTCATCGGGTGCTACTAAGATACCGAATCGCTTGCCTCCTGGGTTAAACGTCGTGCAGCCCTTCGCTCCGCCCAACCAGGCGGCCATATAGATTCCCTTAAAGTCTTCCCAGGGCATGTCTGGACTGACGTTGCAGGTCTTGGAGCAGGCTGAGTCAACGTAGGCCTGTGCTGTGAGTAGGACCCCCATGTGGTCTTCAGCGGTACACTGATTGGCGGTCTTTCCTCGTACTGACCACTCTCGTAGCGCGTAATCTTCGACAGGTACGACCTTGGCTCCACCTTCTGTCTCGATAGTTCGGTCGTAACGATGGCTGAACACGGGCTCAATGCCAGACGATACGTTGTCCGCTGCAATGGATATGGTTCCCGTAGGAGCGATGCTGGTAAGATGACTGTTGCGGATGCCATGCTCGGCAATGCCCTGCTGGATATCGACAGGCAACGTCTTAATGAACACGCTATGGAGGTAACGCTTGTCATACAACGGGAAGGCCCCTTTCTCTTGGGCCAGCATGACGCTAGTCCAATAGGTGTCGTCCCGTAGAATCTCAAGAACATCTCGTTCAAATTTGATGAAACTTGCAGAGCCATAGGGGTGGCCCAGTACCTCACCCGCATTTGCGAGGCCAGTGATGCCAAGACCCATGCGACGTTTGCTCTTCGCTTCATGCTCTTGCGCCGGTAGAGGGTAGCGCGCACGGTCCACCACGTTATCCATTGCCCTAACGACCGGTGGAATGTCTCTTTTAAACGCATCATAATCGAAAGATGCTTCCTGTGAGTATTCATCAATCACCACATACTTTGTAAGGTTGAAACTGCCTAACAAGCACGCCCCATTAGGGGGCAGCGGTTGCTCCCCACAGGGGTTGGTAGCAGCGATGTCCTCGCAGTACCAAAGGTTATTCATCCGGTTAATCTGGTCGATGAACAGGACACCGGGCTCTGCCCAATCCCATGTTGACCGCATGATTTGCTCCCACAACGTGCGGGCATGTACTTCTCCACGCTTCTCACCCTCGAACTTCAACGTGAAGTAGGAGTCCTCCTGCACCGCTACCATAAACTCATCGGTAATTGCGATTGAGACGTTGAATGCCGTGAGGTTCGTGGAATTTTGTTTAGCATGTATGAACCGTTCAATGTCCGGATGGTCCACACGTAGTACACCCATCTGCGCCCCTCGACGGTGGCCCGCTGAACTAACGGTCTTACACCCGGCGTCGAAGATGCCCATGAAAGATACAGGGCCAGAAGCAATGCTGTCCAAGGACTTGATACGGTCCCCGCTGGGGCGTAGGTTGCTGAAATCATATCCTACTCCACCGCCGCGTCTCATGGTCTCGATGGCATCACCGAATACACTTAGGATTGAACCTATGTCATCGGTAATGGTATCCATCACGTAGCAGTTGTATGGCGTAGCTTCGCGTAAGCTACCCATGGCTGATTGAATACGACCACCGGGCAGGAATCGCTGGTGCCCAAGTATGTCGCGGAACTCTCGAAAGTGTTTGGTGTTATCGCTCAGTGCTCCAGCCACGCGGTTGGCGTACTCTCTGAACTCCTCACGTTCACCACGGTACTTCCATGCGTGTATCCATCTAGCGATTTCTGTTGTTGGGCCCACGTGGGTCCTCCTGTCCGTACTTTGGTTCGAATAACTCCCCGATGATACCGCACTCCTCGCCCGGTCGCCGTGCCGTTGAGCACGTGAACGTAGGAGTGCCGTCTACCAAGGATTGGAACCGCCAGTGAGTACACATGCGTGACTTAGGCTTCTCACATAGCGGCTGGCGTGCGGTGATGTATGTACAATCAATGCACAGTGGGCGTGGTCCTCTACTCATCCCGTTCTCTCCGGTGAATCTCACGGCCTAGGTACCACTGGGCCTTCTTCAGGTCCTCCAGCGCATCGAACTTGCTGTCCGCACGCCACACGTACTTGATGACGTTTCCCAAACAGAACGATAGATGCTCTGCTACTTCGATACACTCGACACCACTGGGATGATCCAGGTAGTGAGGCGGTGAATTAACTGTGTCCCACTGGTCCTGCTCCTGTTCGATAGCGTCGTCCCACTCCTGCTTGTTGGTGGGCTTATCGAACTCATCGGGCTCACGTGAGAACGTGTGCATCGCTGGTGCCTTCATGGTCGCCATAGCTTAGGCACTCCTATGTCAAAATCGTATTCACGAGCACGTAATATGCGTGCAACCTGGGCGTTCGCTAACGCCTCTTTGTAGTAGTTGCTAGAGAAGAACTTCTTACCCCAACGCTTGTCCAGCGCCTTCGTCCGGTACTCCTCCAGCACCACGTTCCACATATCGTGGACGCCAAGTACGCCGTTGAGTAGAACCTTAGCTCGGGCAGGACCTACACCTGGGCATCCTCGGTACCCGTCGGTAGTGTCGCCCGTAAGCGTCTGTGTCATCCAGTACCGGTCAGCCTGGGCCACCGAGTTGATGAACCAAGGTTGCTGCGTCTTGGAAGGATGAGCGATGTGCAACAAACGCCCAGGTAAGGTACGTATGTCCTTGTCAGTAGACACAATCATGGTGTCGGGACCTGACAGTATACCTAGGACATCATCCCCTTCCAGGTCCCACCAACTACTGCACCCGTATGCGTCCTCGACTAGCTCGCGCAGGGCCCCGTAGATGATGGGCTTAGGAGTAGTACGGTTACGCTTGTACTCAGGATGAATGGCACGTCGGAAGTTATCCTCGGATGACCTACCACTGAATACCAACGTGTAGTCGTCAGTGCCTGCAAGCCGCAGCCATTCAGCTAACTTATCCTCGAACAAGGACACGCCACCCATCATACGCTCTTCGGTGACAATCTCCTCTCCCCAAGAGACGTCCTCTTTGTCGTCGTTCACTACTGATGCGTAGTACACCAGCACGTCAGCGTCTATCAATGCGTGCATTATAATGCCCCTTTGATTAGTGCAGGTCCGATGTTAATACACTTGCCTATGACACTGGTGAATCCAGCCGCCTCTAGATTGCTTTCAATCCTGGGACCGTGCTCCTCACCTGCCATGTTACACTCCTCGTAGGAGTCGTACGTACTTACCCCTACGCTGGCCAGAGTACCCTTGTCAGGAGACACCGCTATGAACGCCAGTAGAATTATCAGTTTAGTCATTACACTCTCCTCAGTGTGTTTGCGACCAGTTGTCACCTATCTGATACGTACCTGTCATCGGTACTCGGAACCCAAGAGACACTGCCGCGTCCTCGATGCAGCGTGCAACGGTCTTACCAACTAACTCGGCAACCTCGTCACGCGCCTGGAATTGCATCTCATCGTGTACCCAAAGGATTAGACCGTAGTCCTCATCTTCCTTGAGACCAGCATTGCGTAGGTACTCGTCCACCATACTAATGGACTTCTTCATGTGGATTATGCCTGCGCTCTGGAGCAACAGGTTGAGTGCAGAGTGTGGCGAACGTACCCACAAGGTGCGTCCATCCAATCCCTTTAACTTACCCGTAGCCTTGGCTTTACCCTTCACGTCCTCAAGAAGCTGCTTGAATCCGGTGATACCTTCCAGGATTGCGCGGCGTATCTGCTTGCCTCTGTTGGGTATGGACGTGGTCAAGGTCTTACCCACTGACATCGCATCCTTCAACGCAATCATCCCTAGCTTGGGATTGCCTGCGCCGTAGATGAGCCCGTACTCCACTGGCTTGGTACCGTTGCGCGTCTCGAATCCGATTAGCTGTTGGATACGCGAGTGGATATCACCCTCTACTACCTCGCGCCCGTACTCCCCATTATCATAGCGAGATAGGTAGTGTCCGAGGCATCTAAGCTCTTGCCCGTCGGCATCAACACCGACCATTCGCCAACCGCTTCTTGGTTTAAATAGTTCCCTAGCGCGTGGGTCGGTGCTGACTTGTTGGAGATTTGGAGCAACGCAACTCGGTCGCCCGGTAACGGCA